GGGCTGCCGCGTCCAGGCCACCGGTCTCGGTGGTCAGGCGTGGAAGCCGGTCAGCCCGGATGACGCCGCGCCAGTGGATGGGCGCGCCGACGGTGGGCCCCCCGGTGCGGACCTTCGTGTTGGAGTAGAGGAAGCCGACGCCGACCTCGCGACCATCGGTCGCGTCGTCGTCGTAGGGCCCCCACAGGTCTGTTGCGGTGATCCGACCGAGCACCGTGCCGGACGGGATGTACCCGTCGGGGAAGTGCGTCGCCTCCGTGAACGTGGAGGTGTCCAGGGTGACGGTCTGCGTGACGTCAGTGCCGTCACGCGAACCGAGCCAGGAACGATCCTCAGCCACGTAGGTTTCGGTCGGCTGCAAGGTGATGTCCACGGTGGACGGTCCTTTCAGTCGATGTCGAATGTGGTGCGCACAGCACGAACCGCCCGCCGGATGGCGGGTTAGGTCGAGGGCTGGGCGGCAGCAGCGGCGAACCGCTGCTTGGCGATCTCCCGACCGGCCGCAAGACCGCTCGGTTTCGCCGAACCCGGGTGGCCTTGGCCGAAGTCCGGGCCCCCTGGCGGGGCCACGAACCCAGGTACCTGCCCTGACGGCGGTACCGGCGTGGGCTGTGCGGGTGCTCCCGGCGCCGGCGGCACCGCTGCGGCCGTGGCGGCTGCGGCGGGCTGCGGGGCGACGGAAGAGACGAACTGCCACACCTTGTCGGTGTCGACGCCGCCTTGTGGATTGAGGAACCGCGACCGGTCCAGTCCCTGCAGGAGCGCGTTCACGCCCTCCTCAGGGATCCGGCCGACAGCAGCTGCACGCAGCCACTGCTCGACCAGCTGGCCGCCGGCCTCGGCGAGCGCCGAAGCGTGGCCCTGACGGCGCGCTTCGGCGACAGCACGTTCGTGCTCGGACTGTGATGCGGTGACCAGCTGCTGGTACTGCTCGGCCGTGGCCTTGAGCTGGTCGTAGTCGCTCATTTCCTTGACCCGCTGCTCATGGCGGCGGGCTTGGTGCTGCCAATACGCGGCCTGTTCGTGTGGCTGCATGTCGCGCCACGGGGTGTTTGCAGGAAAACCCAGCTGCCCGTCTTGCCCCGTGGCGGGGTTCGGACCTGGCGGCTGGGCGGGTCCGCCAGCAGGTGGCGGAGTCTGTGGGGCCTGCCCCGGCGTAGGCGGTGCGGGCGCGGCCGGTGCGCCCGCGGGGGGCTGCGACACGGGCGGCGCCGCGGGCGCGGGCGCGGGCGGCGGAGGGGCGACGAACTGCGGCATCGGCGCCGGCGCAGGCGCAGGCGGTGCGGCGGGCACGACGACGGCCGGTGCAGGTGCAGGTGCAGGTGCGACGAACTGTGGCATCGGTGCGGGCTGTGTCAACGGAACTCCCATGTCGGGTGTGGATGCGGGTTCGCCCATGGCGGGCTGTGTGGACGTGACGGCGTCGGCGAGCAGCAGCTCGGCGCGTCCTCGTCTTCGTTCGGCGATGCGGGACAAGAAAGACCTGGTCATCCGAGGACGATGAGCAGCCCAAACGGCCCTACAAGGGACCTCGGTCCGCAGGGCCGGTTGGGTGAGGTGGCGGACAGCAACCGGCCCCCAACGTCTGGTCAGATGTTGGGGGCCGGTTGGCTTGCTCGCGTCAAGCCGTCGGCGGCTCGGGCGGCATCGGCTCCCCGACGGGTGCGATCGACTTCAGCGACTGGATCGCGTCGTTGACCTCGACCCGGGCCTCATCGATCTGGGCCTGGTCGGCGGTGTCGTCCATGAGCTTGCCGACGGCGTCCTCGACCCGCTGCGCGGCGTCGGCGACGGCCTGCTTCAACGCGTCGAGGTCTTCATCGAGCCCCTCAAACTTGGCCATGATCGTCTCCTGATTGGCTCGTAGATACCGCAGCTGCTGCAGCAGGGCGGTCACGCCGACGCCGGCCAGCACGACGCCGGCCGGTACGGCGAAGCGGATGTGACGGGGGCGCATACGCACCGCCTTCGATCGGGTTATGCGTCGGCGCCGAACGCCTTATCTCGCGCTGTGCGCAGATGCCGGATCAGCTCGTTGATCCCGGCGCGGTCGAGGTTGACGAACTGGCCTTCCCACGCGGGCTTCAGCGGTCCGCCGTCGCCGGGGTCGTAGAAGTCCCGGCCGGGTTCGGCGGCCTCGGCCCGCACACTGGTGGCGATCTGTACGCCGCCGCCGTTGTCGCGGGTCGTGTAGCCCACCTCGACCCGGCGGGTGGCGCCGCGCTCATCCCATCCGCCCGGGTTCGGCGGCGGGTAGATGTTGAACTTCGGCATGATCGCCGGCCTTTCACAGGAAACGGCCCCGTCACGGGGCATGGGAAAGCCCCGGCCGCGTTACGAGCGGTCGGGGCTTTCACCGGGCGTTCATGCCCGGTCGTCTAGGAGCGAGTGCTGCTCAGCCGCAGCAGCCTCCCCAGAAGCTGAACAGATTCGCGACGATGTTGATCAGACCAACCACCGGTGGCACCTCCCCCCAGGTGTCGGCTGGCGCATGGTCATGCAGCGCCGGCCAGCTCGCGGCGCAGTCTTTCGATGGTGCGGGCCTGCCACGCCAACGGCCGCTCGACGTCTTCGCCGGCGGCCCGGCGTCGCAGCAGCCGCCCGTACGCCTCATCGAGGGAGTCCAGCTGTGCGCGTTTGCGGACCGCGACGTCGGGGACTTTCGTCGCGGCGACCTGCCGCGGGCCTCGGAAATGCTGGTCGGCGTTGACCAGGACGGGTCCGAGTTCGCCGTGTTCGGCCAACGCCACCCGGACGTTTTTCAGCGCGGCCTTGCCGGCGAACTTCTGTCCCGGCTTGCCGCCGCCGGTGGTGCCGGCCGCCGCATAGATCGCCTGCAGGTCGCGGTGGTTGAGTTCCAGGCCAGGATCAAGGTCGCCGATGATCGGCAGCACTTCACACACGCAAAGATCATGAAGGGGTTGAAGGTCTTGGATCTTGTAGGTGCGGTCGGCGGCCACGACACACAGCCCGCACGGGCCGGTCTCGGACAACTCCGGGCGCAGGATGCGCCGGTAGCCGCGCACGTCGCGGATTTTTCCGAGGGATTTGCGGACCTGTTCGCGTACGGCGAGGGTCACATCGGTTTGCGCGACCGCGGCAACGCGTACGAGGGCGCCGCGGCGGGCCCGGTCTTCGCTGACCCCGTTCGCGACAACCTGATACCGGTAGGCGTCGGCGACCCGCCCGTACGGGTCGGCCGGATCGACGGCCCGCGCTTGTGCCTCAGCAGCCCGCTGGCGGCGGATACGTTCCGCGGCCGTCTCACCCGGGTCGGGTATCGCCAGGGTGATCGGTGCGTCGATGGTGTCGGCGGCCACGACCCGCTGATGGTCGGGGTCGTGTTCGCCGAGTACGACGTACCCCGGTTCACGTCGGCCGTCGACGAGTTCGCGGGCAATCTGTTCGGTGATGTCGCGCCGCAGCCGGGTGATGTCGACGATCCCGGCCGGACCGGTGGTTCGCCCGGTCATCGCCGATGCAGCCCTGGCCAGGTAGGCGTCGGTGATCCGGGCGGCTTGGCGTTGTGAGGGCTGGACGACCTTCAACGCGGCGGTGATCGCCGCGTTGACCTTCCGGGCGTCCCACCAGTCGGTCAGCGCCGCGAACGCGGCAACCGCGGCCTTAGCCGCCGCCTGGGTGAGCTGGCCACGGATTTTCGCCTGGGCTTCGACCAGCGCGATCAGCGTGATCAGCTGCGCCGCCGACACCGTGCTCGGCGGCTGCTGGGTGGGTTGGGTCATCCCGGCCCCCCTGCGACTATTCGCCGGCACCGGCCGGTGCGGGTGGGCTCACCTGCCGCTGAGGTACCTGGCCGCCTGCAGCGGCCGAACCGGTGGCCGGGCTCGGCGTGGTGTCCGGTTGCGGCGCTGCGAGCAGGGCCTGCTGAACCTGGGCGGCCAACACCTGCTCATCGGCGACCTCCGACATCGTCCGGTCGGCGTCGGCCGGCGACATGCCGATCACGTCGATGTACAGCGTTCGCCGTGGCAGCACGTCTTTCATCTTCGACACCGCGTCGGCGCGTTCGAGCAGCGACAGCCTTTGCGCCGGCGCCCAGATCGTCTGCAGTTTGCTCAGATCGGCGCGTTCGGGCTGTCCGGCGTGCAGCAGCGCCAGGCTCATGACCTGCGCCCACGGGTAGGAGGTGCGGTTGATGCGGTCTTCGACCTTGAACACCAATCCCTCGCGGGCGAGGGAGGCGCCTTCCGCGGACTGGTTGACGCCGGCGGCGGTGAGCATGTGCAGCGGTGTGCGAGTGACCGCCGACAGATGCTCCAGGTCGCTTTTGACCGCGTCGAGGATCGGCCGCAGGTCGTTGGTTGCCGACTCCCACAGTTCGGCGTCTTTGGGCAGCTGCCACAGGGCGGCCGGGTCGGCGGTGAACAACTCGTTGTAGTTGATCTCCTGTCCGGCTTTCGGGTGGCCTTCCGGGTACACCATCGGCAGACCCATGATCGCCCGCTGGCGGAACGCCTGCATCGTCGCGATCACCATGCGCTGCAAGATCTGATGGTTGATCCGGTCCAGCAAATCCAGATGCGTCTCATATTCGCCCAGGCCGTACTTGTTCTTGAACCGCACCACCGGCAACCGGTCGTGCGGCAACTTCCCCGATCGCTGCTCGTCCCACGTCCACGAACGCGGGTCGAAGCCGAGCAGCGGACCGAGGCGCTCCTGGCTGCCATACGTCGACAGGCCACTGGGCAGGTCCGCGACGGTCGCCTTACGGACCGCCACGAGAACCTGGCCGGGCAAGTACAGGTACGCCCGGTCCTGCTGTTCGGCGTCGTCGTGCAGCACCTTCAACGCCGCCAGCAGCCGACGCGGGTTGGCCGGGTCGTCGGCGGCGACCATGAACCGCGGGTCTTCGCAGGTGACCAGCGGCGCGCCGGTCTCGTCGTCCATCCCGCCGACGATCACATACGCCTCGGACAGGGCGAGCATCAGATCGTGGACGTCGGCCGACGTCACATCCAGCCCGGCACGTCCCCACAGGGCACCTACCTCGGCGTCGCCGCTGGCGTCGTCGTCGACTGCGGTACGGAAACCGACCGGGATCATGCGCTCGCTCATCGCCGACACGACGAGTTCGGCGAAGTTTGAGCGGGCCTTGCGCTGGAACGCCTCGAACGCTTCGCGGGCGTTCTCGGCGCCCTGCGGCAGCGGCGCCTGACCGCGGTGATAGTTCAGCAGACCCTGCAACCTAGCCCGCCGCCGACGATCGATGAGCATATTGAACAGCCGCTGCATCCACCAGCCGGGGGAGCGCGCGACCTCGGTTTCGATCTCGATCGGCATGAGCGCACCCCCTTCCACCCGCGGGGGGCATGATGCAGATCCGCCCGGGATGGAGACCACCCGGGCGGATCTGCGGTTATGTTGGCTGGCCCAGCCCTCACCCTCACAGGTGGGGACAGGGCTCTAATTTGGGTAGCTCGATTGCCGGCTTACAGCAGCCGGCGGTAGGTGATCGGGTCACCCCAGATCGGCCCGACACGTACCCCGTCTTGCCGGTTGGCGGCTTCGACGACGCGGCCGTCACCGATGTAGATGGCCACATGTCCGGACCACAGCACCAGGTCGGCTGGTTGCAGCTCGCCGCGGCGTACCCGACGGCCGAGGCCGACTATCTCGCCGCTCTGGTGTGGAATCCGGATGCCGACCTTCGCGTACGCGGCCAATACCAGCCCGGAACAGTCGTAGGCGCCCGGTCCGGCAGCTGCCCACCGGTAGGGTTTGCCGACCTGATCCACAGCGAACGCGACAACGGTCCGGGCCCGGCCGGCAGGCAGCCGCACCGGCGGCCGGCGGCCATCGTGCCGGGCCCGGGGCCCCTTCGACTTGCCGCCGCCAGCGTTTTCCGGCGTCTGCGGCGGCGATGCCCGCGGCAGCACGATGACCGCCGGGTCGGCCAGGCTACGGGCCCGGCTGGCACGGTCGGCCACCTGCTGTCGGTATTGCAGAATGTCTTGCTGGCCGTCGGACAGCTCGTCCGTGACGGCCGCGGAAGGAGGGGCTGCACCAGCTGGCACCGGCCCAATGGGGGCTCCGGTCGTGACGAGCACCAGCGTGGCCACTGCTGTGACGGCCCTGCGACGCGGGCCGGGTCTGACGTACCGAATGACGACTCCCGGGTCCGGCCCGGGGCTCTCTCGCGCTCCTCGATGATCCCGGTCAGGTGACCGGTCTCTGGGGCCACTCCAGTCTTGTGGCGCACCTCGAAGACCCGGGCGAATTAGTCACTGCCGACCATTGTGAGCACACCGGGTAGATCGTTCCGCGGATTTGCTACCGAATCCGCCGCGGAAGCTGGAATTCCTCCAGCTGGGATTTCACGCCCGCGGCGCGTGCGTCGCACGTCGCCTCGTACGCCAGGACCGCACTCATGCATGCGTCGATCTTCCGCGGAGATTTCGGAAAATCTTTGGAGATCGATATGCCGCCGCGCTTGAGCCGCCGCTTCGCATTAAGAACATGCCTGCTCAGGGCCAACGTCAGCTCATGCTCCCGGCTGCCTTCGGCCCGGTCTTCGGCTGGCGTGTAGCTGACGCGCTCCTCTTCGACGGCCTCATGGAACCGTTCGAGAGCTGCCGCCATCGCAACTGGGCGGTTTGTCCACCATTCCAGGGGTCGCTGCCGGTTGGCTTTGACCTGCATCTTGTCGCCGTACTCGTTCTGCCACCGGTCCACGTAGTCCTGCCAGTGCGCGGGATCGCAGAAGAACCCGACGACCTCGAAGTGTTTCATCGCCTTGGCGACTTCGGCGTCGACGGCTTCCCGGTCGACCTGCCATGTCTCGCCCGCGAACCCGCCCGGGTTTTCCCACAGCGCGAGAAGCTCCAGGTGGCCGTCGGACACCCGGCAAGCGACCAGCGCGGTGGCATCCTCACGGACCGAACCGTCCAGGCCCAACGTGACCAGGTCGCGTTTCTTCAACGCCCGGTCGGCGCGCTTGCACGCCTCCCACTGGTGTTCGTGGATCCACGAGTCCGACGACGACGTGCGAGCGTTGAGGAAGAACCGGCGGCTGTCGCCTTCCTCGTTGCGGCTGTCGTAAAACTCGTCGACCAGACCGTCGAGGTCGATCCACAGCATCGCGTCGCCGTACGCCTCACGCAATGCGAGGCGTAGCGCCAACTCGTCGGCCGGGTCTTTACACGCCCCCCACCGGTGGTCGTACAGCAGCCGGTGCCGGCCACGCTTCTTGCGGCCTTCGCGCAGCGCCTCAGCTTCCTCGAACGTCTTCTCGGCAACAGACTCTTCGCCAGGGGCGAACATCGTGGTCGTTTCCAGATACCACGTGCCGGAGAACTTCTTGCGCTTACGCATGTTCCGGGTCACGGTCCGGTACATGCGGTGCAGGTCAGGCGTGGTGTACAGGTGGGTTTCATCGAAGACGCAGAATATGTCTTTGCCTGGCCCCCCGCTGCTGGGCGGCGGGGGGCCAGGCAAAGGTTTCCTTGCCACCGTCTTTCGCCGAGCTGGATGCCGTAGATGCCCGGATTTCGCCGCCGTGCGGCAAGATCACCTTCTCGACACCGCAGTCGATGTTGGGCACGTAGCTCAGCGGCGGGTCGTCTTCGTCCTGCGTCAAGTTGTAGTAGATCGTCGCGTAGACGTTGGCCGTTTGGCCCTCTTCGGTGGCCAGACACCGGATGAACGGGGCGGTCACCGGGCGACCCATCGGCTCACCAGCCGCGTACACGTAGCGGAACCCGAGCCCCCACGGGTCCTCGAAGACCTCGCCACCCTTGGCCCACGTGCCGGTGAACCGGCACGGCCCCAGCGCCTCGAACAACGCCAGCCGAGAACCCAACCCGGACTTGTCGCACCCCTTCGGCCTG